ACGAATATCCCTATATAAGCCCGAACGAGGGCCAGATTATAAATTCCTAGATCGTCAGATATCTGAAATGTTCACGCTTGGGGGTACAGATGTGTATCTACACAAGTATCTAGGATCTAATACCAGCATTGACAATGCTACTGCTACCCAGCCTAACTATGCTACAGACAGCATTGCTAATATTCAGGATCTCCTATTGCTAGAAAATCGCGATAGAAAATACGATCCTGAAATTTACAGAATTCGTGGATGGTATAATGTACAAAATATTGATTTCAATTTGAGTCAATTTGGATTGTTTTTAGACAACGACACAATCTACATGACTGTACATATTAACGATATAATTAAATATCTAGGCCGCAAACCAGTTAGCGGAGATGTATTTGAGTTACCACACTTGCGTGATGATTTTGCATTGAACGACATTAGTGTTAGTATGCCACGCTATTATCAAATTACTGATGTAGGTCGTGCCAGTGAAGGCTTTAGTCCTACATGGTATCCGCACTTATACAGATTAAAGTGTACTAAGATTACAGACAGTCAACAATTTGCCAGTATTCTTAGTTTGCCTGCTGACGCAGACAATCCAACTGGGCCAACACTACAAGATTTACTCAGTACTCGTGCTAAAGATCTAGCAATTAATCAAGCAGTTATTAATCAAGCCGAAGCTGATGCTCCAGCTAGCGGGTATCAAACAAATCAATTTTATACACTTGCAGTTGATCCTACTACTGGTAAACCTATTTTAAAAACTGCCGACGAAACAGATATAGATGCTAGTGGCATAGATGTTACAGCCGCAGATGTGTCAGGTCAGCCTATACGCAGTGGCTATACTGGTTACTTGCTAGGAGATGGGGTTGCTCCAAACGGTTTGCCAAACTTTGGTGCCGATATACAGTTTCCTGCTACAGCAGAACAAAATGATTATTTTTTAAGAACTGATTTTATGCCAAATAGACTTTATAGATTTGATGGCTCCCGTTGGGTCAAGGTAGAAGATGCTGTTCGTATGACAATGACTAACACTGATCAACGTCAAACTCTTAAAACTAGTTTCATTAACAATACAAACACTAATGTCATTGGCGGAGACACAGTTACTGAACGTCAATCACTTAGCCAAGCACTTAAACCAAGGGCAGATCTATAATGCAATTCTTTTATGATGGTCAAATACGTAGATATTTGGTACAAATAGTACGCCTGTTTAGTAACTTTACAGTCAAGTACGGTGACGGAACTTTACATCAAATACCTGTTAGTTATGGAGATCCAGATAGACAGGCGGCCGCCATTATTAGACAGAACAGCGAGAACGCAATTCAAAGTGTTCCTCGCATTGCTGTACACATCAGTGATTTAAATTTAGATAGAAGTAGACTAGCAGATGCAACCTTTGTTGGTAAACAGCATATAAGAGAGCGTAGTACTTATACCGATCCAACGACTGGAAATTTAACCTACGGTCATGCACAGGGTAAAAATTATACAGTTGAACGTATAATGCCTACACCTTTTAAACTGACTGTAAAAGTAGACATATGGTCTAGCAGTACTGAACAAAAATTACAAATACTTGAACAACTTTTAGTATTTTTTAATCCTAGTTTAGAATTACAAACTACTGACAACTACATTGACTGGACAAGTTTAAGCGTTTTAGATCTGCAACAAGTTCAATGGAGTAGTAGAAGTGTTCCAGTAGGGACACAAGATCCAATTGATCTTGCTACACTAACATTAGAAGCTCCTATATGGATTAGTCCGCCAACTAAAGTTAAAAATCTTGGCGTCATTACCAATATTATTACCAGCATATATGGCAGTATTGGAGATCCTACCGGCAATTATATTCAAGGTCTGGGCACCGAAGGTTTACCAAGCACCGACGGAACTGTTAATGGACCAAACTTTAGCGATTTGTTAAGCACACAGTATACAACTAATAGTGGAAATTTTGGTATTTTATTACTAAACAGTCAGGCTAACATTCTAAATCCTGGCAGTAATGTCAGTGCTCCTAATACCAGTACTGACATACCTGTAAATTATAGTGTACCTGTTAATTGGTCAGATTTCTTAGCCAGCTGTAATGGAACTTATGTTGCAGGTTCAAGTAAAATTTATTTTACACAACCGTCTGGCGCTGAAGTTAGTGGAACATTTACAATAAATCCATTAGACAATACCTCAATCAGTATAAGTTTAGATACTTCAACTTATCCAAGTAATACTATTTTGTCACCAAGTTCAGGAAATAACAGAGCAAGCGGATCTAGTGCTGGCACATTTGATGCCATTATCGATCCTATGACTGTTTACCCTGGTAACGGAATGACTAATTTAGTTGCTGGCGACCGCTTTTTAATTATAGAAGATATTGGCGCAGTAGGAGAAACTACCCTAGCATGGGGCAGTTTCATAGCTAAAGCCAATGACATAATAGAATGGAACGGTACATCATGGACTATTGTCTTTGATGCTACTCAGGGTTCCGACACCTTGCTCTATCAAACGAATATATATAGTGGAGTACAATATAAATGGAACGGCGTAAGCTGGGTCAAATCGTTTGAAGGTGAATATAGAGCAGGATTATGGAGAATAGCGTTATAAAAGAAAAAATCATTTGTAGTGGCGCATTAATTTACGCTAAAAATACTCACAGATTTTTACTTTTACAAAAGGCCAGAGGCAAACACGAAGGGACGTGGGGCTTAGTAGGCGGCACTACTATAGAAGGCGAAAATCCTTGGCAAGGTCTTCAACGAGAAATCGTAGAGGAAATAGGCCATATGCCTGATATCAAAAAAACAATACCTTTAGAAACGTTTGTTAGTAACGACAGCATTTTTAATTTCCACACTTACCTATGCGTAGTTGAAACTGAATTTGTTCCTACGTTAAGTAATGAACATTGTGGATGGGCTTGGGCAATTATGGACCAAGTACCAAAACCACTACATCAAGGTTTAAGAAACAGTCTTAGTAATCGAGCTGTGCGTACTAAACTTCAAACTGTCTTTGATGTAGTGGATTTTATTTAATTATTGACCGTTTGGATTTTGAGCTGTAGTAACTGAACCATCAGCAACACGACCTGCAATAACTTCAACATACTTGTTATGTGAAAGTGGAACTGAGCGAATATTGTGTCCAGCGGCTTGTCTTGCTAAGTGAGTTAGTGCCCAACTGCAATCGGGTGCATGGCCTTCCAAATCTCCTGCGATTTCATCGACGTGCTTGTGACAAATAGCACACACGTGGCTATCATTGTTCCAATCGTCAACTGTAGTACGCATTCTTGGATAATGCTCGTGTTTGTCTGTATTAGTATCATCGAACCATAAATCTGGCATAGTAATCTCCTTAAGGATAACTTTTAACTATGTATTTATTCCAAAAGTATTGTTAGCTCTGGATAAAACTGCTAATTAGTGTATAGCGAGGGATTTTATGAGAAATATGCAAAAAATAGCTGTCGTGGGTGGCGGTACAGCAGGGCTTGTAGCGGCATTAATGCTAAAAACAAAGTTCCCGCATCTTCAACTTGACGTAATTAGATCTGAAAAAATTGGAATTATTGGCGTTGGAGAAGGTAGTACTGAGCATTGGAGCAGTTTTGCCAATTTTATAGGTGTTAAACCTGAAGATTTTGTACGCGAATGTGACGCTACTTTTAAATCAGGCATTATGTTTACCAATTGGTCGAGCAATGGCGATTATTTGCAAAGTGTAGGAGCAGGATATAATCAACTACATCAGAATTATTTGTATTTGTATGCTCACATGATAGCCACTGGAGCAAGTCCTAAAGAACTAGTATTTTCACATTGCTGGGATAGCCTAGTTAATATATGGTTTATAGGGCAAGAAGAAAAAAGTCCGTCTTCACAATATCACTTCGATACTCACAAACTTAATAATTATCTAACAAAATTGTCCATTGAAAGAGGTGTAAGTATCTATGACGATGAAATTGTCGATGTACGAACTGACGGATTTGAACAAATTACCGGATTGACCGGCGAAAAACAAACTTACGATTACGATTTTTATATAGATTCAACAGGATTTAAAAAACTTCTAATAGGTAAATTAGGAGCAACCTGGCGTAGTCATAGCAAATATTTAAAAATGAAATCTGCTATAACATTTCCTTTAGAATATAAAGATGATTTTATTCCTATGTGGACTAAGGCACATGCTATGAACGCTGGTTGGATGTTTACTATTCCAGTTTATAGTCGTACAGGTAATGGTTATATCTTTGATAGCGATTTTATAACTGCGGAAGAAGCAAAAGCAGAAGTAGAAGCATTACTAGGGCATGAAATTACTATAGGTAAACAAATAGATTTTGATCCCGGCGCTTTAGATCGTCCGTGGATTGGCAATTGTTGTGCTATTGGTCTCAGTGCAAGTTTCATCGAGCCATTAGAGGCAAGTAGTATCGGAACCAGTATCAATCAAGCATTTTTATTGTGTGAAAAACTAATAAATTATTCACCTAGTAGTATTAAGAAATACAACGAAACTATGACAACTATCATAGATAACATAAGAGATTTTATTGTACTACATTATATTACAGATAGAA